CAAAAAATTTTTATGAATGAAAAATTTATACAAAACCTAGATAAACTCCCTGCAGATGTCAGAAGAGAGTTTGCCCTATTAGCCAACCAATATGGTGAGAAAAAGAAAAATCAATCTATACGAAGTGACTTTCTAACTTTTGTCAAATATGTTTGGCCTGATTTTATTGAAGGTAAACATCACAAAGAAATAGCAGAAAAATTTAATAAACTTGCATCTGGTGAAATCAAAAGATTAATTATTAATATGCCACCAAGGCATACTAAATCAGAATTTGGATCATACCTTTTACCTGCATGGATGGTAGGTCGAAATCCAAAATTAAAAATTATCCAATCCACTAACACGACTGAATTATCGGTGCGGTTTGGTCGTAAAGCTAAAGCTCTAATTGATTCTTCCGAGTATCAAAAAGTCTTTAATACAAAACTCCGAGAAGATTCACAAGCTGCCGGCAAGTGGGAAACCGCCCAAGGAGGTGAGTATTATGCAGCGGGTGTGGGTTCGGCAATAACAGGAAGAGGTGCAGATCTTTTAATTATTGACGACCCACATTCTGAACAAGATGTCATGAACTCACAAGCTTTGGAGCGAACCTACGACTGGTATACATCAGGACCAAGACAGCGTCTTCAACCTGGTGGTTCCATTATTGTAATCATGACCCGTTGGAGTGAAAAAGATTTAACAGGTAGATTGCTAAACGCACAAAAAGAAATTAAAGCAGACCAATGGGAGATAGTAGAATTTCCGGCTATCATGCCATCAGGTCAACCAGTATGGCCAGAGTATTGGAAGATAGAAGATCTACAATCTGTAAAAGCATCTATACCTCTAACTAAATGGAATGCTCAATACATGCAGAATCCAACTTCTGAAGAAGGAGCTTTGATTAAAAGAGAATGGTGGCGTGATTGGGAAAAAGAAGAATTACCAACTCTGGAACATGTAATTCAATCTTACGATACAGCTTTCATGAAAAAACAAAGTGCCGACTATTCTGCCATTACAACCTGGGGAATATTTAGACCTGATGAAGATAGTCCACCTAATTTAATTTTATTAGACGCAGTTAAAGAAAGATACGAGTTCCCTGAATTAAGACGTATTGCTTTAGAGCAATACGGCTACTGGAATCCAGAAACAGTTATTATCGAGGGTAAGGCATCTGGACTCCCTTTAACTTATGAGTTGCGCAAGATGGGAATTCCTGTTATAAATTTTACACCTAGTAAAGGCAACGATAAGCACACTAGGGTAAACGCAGTATCTCCGCTCTTTGAGTCGGGACTGATATGGGCGCCCAAAGAAATGGAGTTCGCACAGGAAGTTATCGAGGAATGCGCAGCTTTTCCTTACGGTGATCACGATGACTTGGTAGACTCTATGACCCAGGCTGTGATGAGATTTAGACAAGGTGGTCTAATTCAACACCCTGAAGATTACCAGGAAGAAAAACAACCACCTAAACAAAGGACATATTACTAATGGAATTTGAAACATACGCAGATGTAATAGACTCGTACGAGATCAGTAATGATAAACTTCGAGGTGTATCCTTGACTGATTACATTAAAAACAATAATATAAGAATTAAGGAAATTGAAATGGATCCTTTAGGGGATCTTAAAAATATTTTAGGAAGTAGACCAATGGAAAAAGAAGGCATCATGCAAGTAGCATCCAAAGACATGGATATTAACATACAAGAAGTTGTAAAAGAATTTATTAGAAAAAAGAAAAGAAGACCAAATAGTTTAGAAGAAATAAAAGAATTTTTCATGAATGAAATGGGAACTGCTAGAAGACCTGATCGTAGAAGAGTATCTTACGAGCCGGGAAGATATAGTGATGACGAAATAGAGATGTATGAAAATTACAAATACAATATGAACGAACAAATGCCTGGCATGCCTATTATGGACATCGATGAGTTTTTAAGAATGGAATATGGTCAAGCCAGAGCTGGCGTTGCCTCTGGAGGATTACCGAGCATATTAGGAGTTTAAATTGAAACTCCATCATTATAACGAAGCCTACGCACATATGGTCAGACGAGCAAAGTTCGCTGACGGCAGTCCTAAACCTTTACCAAAACCTGAACGAAGTTTTCAAGACAAACTAAAAACTTTAAAAAATGTTTCACAAGGCATAAGCCCTGAATCCAGAATCCGGTTGCTAGATTATTTTATCCAAGAAGCTTTGACCAAGGGTCAACTAACCGAGGAACAGGCATCAGGAATCTATAACCAACTTCAGTTAGATAAAGATAAAATTAGAGAACAGATCGATACTTATGAAAGAGAAAATTTTTCAGATGGAGGTATGGATTTTTCAGGTCTATCCGTTCCACAATTAAGATTATTATATAGAAGATATACAGGAGTTGATGGACCTAGTGATTCTAGACAATTAATTAGAGAATTAAAAAGATTAATCAAAGGTCTTGATGAAGATGGTATACCTTTTAGTGAGGGTGGTCGTGCTAACTTGTCTAATGGCACAAAATTAATGGACGAATATTTAGGTGTACAAAAAGAATATCAAAAAGCAGTAGATGATGGTTTTCAAGGAACCTTTGAAGAATTTTTAAAATATAAATCTTCAGGTTCTTTTCAAGATGGAGGACGTGTTAAGTTTCAAAGTGGAGCTAGAGGAGATTATTCTATAGAGTCTGGAAGATATGATACTCTTTATAAAAAATCAGCTAATTTTGCAAAACCATTTTTTAAAGAAGCTTTAAAAACAGGAGACTTTACTAAAATAAAAACAAAGGCAAGAGGCACTGGTGGAGTTTTTAATGATGATCAATTAAGAAAATTAAGAAGAGCTTTTGAGAACCCTTACTTAATGAAATTGTATACAAAAGAAATAGGTATTAAACCTTCTGAATTTAAAAAAGTTTTAAATGAAGGAGCGGCAGCTGCAAAAGATTTTAAAGCTGCATCAGTTTCGGCAGCTAGAATAGGAACACCAAGTGTTAAACTTCAAGGATTAATATTTGATGAAATACTAAATAATTCTAATGCTACTGTTTCTTCAATGGCTAAAAAATTTAAAAAGACAGAAAAAGAAATAATTAAAATGTCTAGTAAATTATTAAAAAATGTTTACACACAAAATGTTGCGATAGGAAAAGGAACTGAATTTGATATAGATTCAAGAGGAAAGGCAACTTTAAAAAAATGGCTTCCTAGTGATTTTAAAATTACCGATAAATTTTTAGACAACTTTTCAAACATAGATGGTTTAAAAAAAGTTCAAACAGAAAATATAGGAATATTAATAAAAAATGCTTATCGTAATGATAC